TGGATCTGGTTTATCAATATCTAATGCATTACTTGTAAGCAATGATTTAATTGTTGCTGGTGCTTTTGTAATTACGTTATCATCTGAATCTAGATGGAAACGTGCATCTGCAAACAATACACCGTCTTCTGATACTTGATCGGTATTATCTATTAGTACCCATTTAGCACCATCGGCTTTTGAACTATCATATCTGTAAATTTTTGGATAATCTTCTAAATTAGAACTATCAACCCAAATATCACCACTTACTAAAGCAGTTCCATCTGATTGTCCGTCAGCCGCTAATGGTTCAGTTGCTGAAACAATTGGACCATTTGGTGAACAGTTAGAAAGATTAAATCCTCTAGCATCTGATGTTACACCTTGATATCCTACCCAAGTAGTACCATTGTGTACCATAATGTCAACTTCGTCAACAGAACTATGATACCATAATGCTAAATCACTTGGATCTGCTGTTGGTGATGTTGCTTTTGCTTCATATACCAATGTTCCCCAGTTACTTGCCATTACTTCATTTGATCTAGGATCACCTGCAGGTACTGTATAAAGGTTTGCAACCTTAGTCCCTGTTGTGTCAATAGCCGCTCCGTATGTGTTAGCATTACTTGAACCAAGTCCTGCGTCTGCTACTGGTGTACCATTAACATCGTCCATTCTAAAGTCACCACCGTCACTGTGTGTCATTGTAATAACATCTGCTACACGATCATAACTTGCTGAAACATAAGTAAATCCTGCCGCCGCTACTGCCGCCACAAAATCGTCTGCTGTTGTGCCAGCCATTGTGCAAGTTTTTTCTCCAGCAAATGTACCCCATTTAGCACTACCTGATAAATCACTAGGTCTAACTGTTTCTTGTAGTGTAAAAGTTTCTGCATTTGTAAAAGGAGAAGATCCTAATGCAGTTATTCCAGTAATTGTAGTAGCACCTGAGTTTTGTCTTTTGAATACTGTATAGTCTGTTACTTTTGCGTTAGCATCATAAACTGTACTATCTGTTCCTGTTGTACTATCACCTGCAAATGTAATAGTGTCATATTCTGTAACGTTAACTTGTGTGTAAAGATTTTCAGTTGTTAAGTTTGCACCTGCACCTGATTTATCTAAATTGTAAAGTGCTTGTGCATGAGATTCATATGCAGGAGCACTTATAGTTGACCAAGCCGCTGTAGTTGAATTGTATTTTTTAACTACAACATTTGCACCTGAATTTACAGAAGTTGTTTGTAACCAAACACTTCCTGATGGTGCTGAATGATCGTCTGCTGTTTTAAATCCTGGATCAGTTGTATGAGATCCAATGTGTAATCTTGGTGCATCATATGTTCCTGCTGTAATACCTACATCAGTTAATATAGTACCAGTTACATTTGCAATTGTAATTTGAGAACTTGCAGTTGAATCACCGCCTTCTGCTAAATCAGTTGCATATAAAACTAATTGATTGCCGAGAGCCGCGGCTAATACACCTGGAATTGCTCCACTGTCTTTACCTGCATTAATGTCACTAACTAAATCGGCTAATGATGTACTTGTTGTTACAACATCATATCCGTTAATTGTAATTTCATGTCCAGCAGTAGTAGTCGGTGAAGATACCGTTCCTGTAACTGCCGCATGAGATGATTTCCATGATGCGTATTGTGTTGTGCTGTCGCCTGTACCAACTTGAACCCAACTATTACCTGTATTTTTGTAAAATAATTTGTTTGTTGTTGCTGTAGTATTAACAGCATAATCACCTTGTACGCCATAAGCAGTTTTTGGAGCACCGGTTGATACTTCGCCTGTTAAGTTGCTTATGTCTGTAATAACTTTTGGAGTTTTTGCTGTAAATGTTTGTGTTGAAGAATTCCATTCTTTAATACCCCATACAGTTGATGCTGTATCTAACCAATAAGTTCCGTTAACTGCCGCACCTTGTACTGGAGAAGATGAACCTGTAAGTTCATCTAAATTAACATCTGCTCTTACTACAAAAGCCTTGTTGGCAATACCTAATAAAGAGTAAGCGGATAGAAGACCATATTCGTTTAACTCGTAGGCATCGCGAGCTGAACCACTTGTATCTGTATAAAAGGTTGGATCGCCAAACGTTTCTGTTAGTTCACGTTGACTTGTAATTGTATAAACTGTTCCTGCGTTTGCTGTTAAAGTACCGGCCGCAGTTCCTGTTCCAGTACCTGATGTTTTATTTTTAGAGGTAGCAACAATAATTGCTGGTACCATTCCTTGATCGGCGGGTACGTAAAACGATTCATCGCTTACTGTTACCTCAACGCCTGCTGATGTTAATGCCATTTTTTCGGTCTCCTTATGGTTTTTTATATTTATACTATATTAAACAATTTAGTAGGTGTTTGCGAGTAAGAAAAAGGTGATGTAAAGGGCGCCATAAATATAGTATGGGGCGTCCTTTGTGTAATTGCGGTAATCCCGTCGCTATTAACTATATTAAAAATGATAAAACATATTATCGAAAACAATGCGACAGTTGTTTACGTGGTGTTATAAAAAAGCAACCCCGATGGAAAACGTCAGGATATAAAAAGAAGCATATTTGTGATAGATGTGGATATACATCAGAATATGATATGCAATTTAACGTATATCATCTAGACGGTAATCAAAATAATTGTTCTTTTAAAAATCTAAAAACTGTATGTGCAAATTGTCAACGTGTATTACATTTAGTTGGACTTAAATGGAAACAAGGAGATCTAGTTCCAGACAAATGAAAACAATTTTAATTAACGAAGAGCCAAAGTTTGAAGGAAATATGTGTAATTTTTATAGTATGGGATTACAACCAAATGAATGCTTTGGTCTTAAAGTTTATGAGAATGATAAGTTATGTTATGTTGCATATCAAAGACAGAAGATTGCATTTTCTAAAGATATTGCACCGCCAGTTGGTGAAATGTTTAGAGTTGGTGATTCATTTTATGACTTCTTTGGATATGAAACTGGTATATGTGATACTAACACACCTATTAAATTAGATAAAAAATTTCATGAATTAATGAAGAAAATTATCGAAGAAAATCCTGGTCCTATAGATTTAACTTTAAAAAATTTAGGTTACTATAATAATAAACTAGTTTTACTCGACTTTGGCATTATACTGCCATGGTAATAAGTCTTTTTCTTGATCAACTTTGTTAAATAAATTTTCTATTGAATTATTATTGTTTATTATAAGATCAAATTCACTTTTTGCCCATTTCCATTCACTTGGATGAATATTATCAGGTTCTATATTTTCTAATTGATACTTGTGAAACCATCCTGGATCTGGACCACGTGTAACTCTCCATATTTTTCCACCTATAGATTTAATCATTTTAATTTCGTTTGGAAAACGTACATCTGGAATTACCCAGTTTATATCAGGACGTTCCAACATTTGCTTTTTTGTTAAACTAACCCAAATGCCATCATACAAACCTTGTCTCATGCATTCAGTTCCAAAACGTTGTAACACGTATCTAGGTGTTATATCACAACCTATTTCTTTGCTCCAAAAAGGATCTGGTGATTCACGCCATTGTCTACTAGGTTCAGTTTTACCTTCTAGCATATATCTGTCCCAATCAAACATAGAAGCAACAGCATCTTTTAACTTGTCTGCAAATGATGTTTTATGGAACTTGTGTTTTTTAATTAGATGATTTGCTACGGTGTCTTTACCACTATTAATTAAACCACATATTCCGATGATCATGTGTTTATTATAATGTAAAGTTATTGGATTGTCAATTAGCCAATTACAAATGACATAGGCGTTTGTCCTACTTCGTAATTGTTTATAGATGCTTCTAGTTTTTCCATTTCTTGTTGTCCATCTGCTTTAAGTTGATCACCATTTAATGATGTTCCACCCTGTGGACCTGCAATTGTGGCAAATTTACCTCTTGCTTCTCCTAGTGTTACTTTGCAAATAGCAAGAGTGTAATCTCTAAGCCATGGCTTTGCGTAAATATCTTGTAAGAGTATGCCGTCTGGTTTTTTGTTATAAATCCATAGTAAAACTGTTTCAACATTACGTTGTCTACGTACAATTTCTAATTTGCGTGTTACAGTATCATAATAGAAATTAATGAAACCACCAAACATTCTACCTACTAATTCTTGATAGCCAGCAAACATTTCATAAGTTGCTAATCCACCGATTCTACCTGATTGTAAAAGATAAACATTTGTGTATGCTAATTCAAATGGATCAAAGAACGTACCTCCTTCAGTAGCATTTGCACCACCTACTGTACGTCTAAAAATTTGTCTTACATTAACTACTTCGTCTGGTAATGTATAAACGTTAGTATCTTCCTGTAATTCTAAAAATCCATATGATTCTTCAACAGAACTTTCTGCTCGTTGCTTGAATTTGTCTATTGCAGTTATTAACCCAGTTTCGTAGTGTTTTGGGTCAAGTTCTACTTCAATCATGCCATCACCTAGTCTAGTGCGGCAATAATCATAGATTCCTTGCTTTAGTTCATTAGTTTTTTCTGCTGTAAGTACTTGGTCAACCATTGTACAGTATTTACCGCTTTGCTCTTAACAATAAATATGTGTACAATGCCTAGACTATCCATATACAAACCTGAAAAAGGTAAAGATTTTAAATTCTTCGATCGAAACATTAAAGAAATGTTTAATATCGGAGGTACCGATGTTTATATTCACAAGTATGTAGGAATACATGATCAAGGTGAAACTAATGATGCTACACAGCCAAAACGTGCTATAATTGATCATATGAGCATACAAGATCTTCTTTTATTAGAAAATAGAGATCGCAAATATGAATCAGATGTATACACAGCAAGAGGAATTTATACAGTATCTGATGTTGATTTTGATTTAACACAATTTGGTTTATTCATGCAAAATGACGCACCATTTGTTGTGTTTCATCAACTTGATATGATTGATAGATTAGGTAGACGATTAATGAGTGGGGATGTTCTTGAGATGCCTCATAGAAAAGATGACTATAGTTTAGATGACAGCATGGATGAAACACTAAAACGTTTTTATCAAGTTGAAGATGTTAATGTTACAGCAGAAGGATTTTCACAAACATGGTGGCCACATTTAATTAGAGCAAGATGCAAACCTCTTAGAGATTCTCCAGAATTTAGAGATTTTCTCGGTACTAGAAATGATGAAGAAAGTATTTCATACAAGCAAGGTACTGGTAGACGAGATCAAGAAATTAATGATGCCATTATTGCACAAGCAGAAGCAGACTTGCCACAATCAGGATTTAATACGCAACCATTATATGTGTTACCTGTAGATGACAATGGCAAAGTTGCTATAGTAACAGCAGACGAAGGTGATGTTGATTCTGATACATCACATATTAAAGCAAGTAGAGTTACAGCAAGTCCACGCAGTAAAGGATACTTACAAGGATATCTAACTGCCGATGGAATTGCACCAAATGGAGAAATATATGACTTTGGTACGTCATTTCCTGCTAATGCTGTCGAAGGACAATATCATTTACGTACAGATTTTTTACCTAACAGATTGTTTAGATATAATGGAGCAAAATGGGTTAAACAAGAAGATGATGTAAGAATGACAATGACTAATTTAGATACTAAATTAACTCATAAGCATTCATTTATTAATAATGATACTATTACTACAAACAAAGATGGTACTACACTTAATGAAAAAAGTGCATTAAGTCAAGCATTAAAAGATAAAGAAAGAAAAATACCAACTGAAGATACGGATACAACGACATAATGGCTAATATATCTCATTTTTATGACGGGCAAATGCGAAGATACATTGTTCAATTTGTTAGAATGATGTCAAATTTTCAATATCAAACAGGTAAAGACAAAGATGGTGTTCAAGATTTAATTAAAGTACCTGTTAGATATGGTGATATTAATAGACAAGTAGCAAATATTTTAAGACAAGGATCTGAAAATGCTTTAGTAAGTGTTCCACAGATGGCGGCTTATATTTCAAATTTGGCATTAGATAGACCACGTGTGATGGAGCCAACTCACGTAGATAAAATTCATGTACGAGAACGTTCGTATGATGCAGAAACTAAAACATATTCAGGAACTCAAGGTAATCAACATACTATAGAACGAATTATGCCTGTGCCATTTACATTAACTATGAACTGTGATTTGTTTTCAAATAATACAGATCAAAAGTTGCAAATTTTAGAACAATTATTAGTGTTGTTTAATCCAGCATTAGAATTACAAACTACAGATAACTGGCTCGATTGGACATCATTAAGTTATGTTGAGTTAAGTGACATAACATTTTCATCACGTACAATACCAAATGGTACAGATGACGAAATAGATATTGCTACATTGCAATTTACAATCCCTATTTGGTTGACACCGCCTGCTAAAATTAAGAAACTTGGTGTTATTGAAAAAATTGTTGCATCTATATATGATGAAGATGCTTCAGCAGTTGATATTAATGGTTTAGTTGGTGGTGATTTATTATCACGTCAAGAAATAACATTTGGCAATTATGGATTATATGTAGAAGGTGGTACATTAGGTTATACAATTAGATTATTACAAAGTAAAGAAACTTTAAGTGAAGCGACAGGAGATAATGTTGCTCATGTAAGTCTTAAAAAAGCAGATGCTAAAACAGATTCACAGTTAGTATATGGTAAAGAAATTATGTGGGATACAGTATTAGGAGCATATGGTAAAATTACAGCAGGATTATCTAAAGTAAAATTAGAAACAGCAATTACAACAGCAAATAATGAAGACACAATTACATACGTTACTGGTGTTATTGCAGAACATCCATCAGAAGGACATTTATTAATGTTTACAGTTGATACTGATTCTGTACCTACAAATACAGTACCACAATTTGCAAAAATTATTGACCCAACAGTCACAGGGCCAACTGGTAGTGAAATTAATGGTACAAGATATCTTATTACACAAGAAATTGGTACTGATTTACATGATCTTCATATTACAACATTAACACATGATGGAACCAATACTGTTACAGCAACAACATCAACAGTACACGAATTAAGTGTTGGTGATACAGTTAGAGTATCTGGGGCAACTCCAAATTATTATAATGGAACTATTGGTGTTTTAGCAGTACCAAGCACTACACAATTTACTTTTAGTACAGTTTTACCAACATCTGCCGCGGCGAGTTCATCAGTGCCAACAGCAGATACGTCAGGGACAACGGCGGCAGGAGGAATATACGTAGTACCATCACCGTTAGTATCACCTGCTAATGGTCCTATTAAAGGATATACAAATAGAGCAAGTAGTGCCTGGGGTAGTTTAGTAGCATCTGAATCTGATATTATTCAATATAATTCAATTACTAGTAAATGGAATGTTGATTTTGATTCATCTAATGTTACTAATGTTCAATATTCTACTAATGATACAAATGGTGTGCAATTTAAATGGACTGGTACGCAATGGCAAAAATCATGGGAGGGTGAATATGAACCTGGTGATTGGATACTTGACCTTTAATCAAATATAATTTATAATAATGTATGGCTAATATTATTTGTAGTGGTGCATTATTTTATGCTAAAAATACTAAACGTTTTATGTTAGTACAAAGAGCAAATAAAAAACATCATGGACAATGGGGTATAGTTGGTGGTAAAGTAGAAGGTAAAGAATTACCTATTGAAGCACTTAACAGAGAAATTAAAGAAGAAGTAGGCAATACCCCAGCAATTAAGAAGTTTATTCCATTAGAGATGTTTCAAAGTACTGATCAAAAATTCTTTTTTAATACCTATGTATGTGTTATTGATACAGAATTTGTACCAACATTAAATGGAGAACATTCTGGATATTGTTGGGTAAAAATGAATGCATGGCCAAAACCATTACATCAAGGATTGCTTAAAACTGTACAAAATAAAACTATTAAATCAAAATTA